TCTTTCTACTAATACTTGTCCTTGGACAGCGTGGTCTTTAACTTTAACAAAGTCACCTTTAACTATAGGTGCAGAGTAAACTGCTGATCCTTCATTAACTCCACCACGTGGAGAAACTGCGTCAGTGTATCTGGTTAAAGTTCCTTCGTATGCCTGGACAGTTTTTACTGGGAGTCCACCCATTGCATTAAATGCTGTTCTGCTTGCCATATTTAATCACCTTTTTGTTTTATAATTTAATTCTAAATATATCTTCAAGCTGTGCTTTAACTGCATCGTCTTGAGCTTTCTTCTGTTTATCTTCTTCTTCCTTCTTGGATTTCTTTGCAAGTTTAGCCTTAGCTTCCATCTGTACCATCTTAGGCATTGATGCTGCTAGTGTTGCGAATGCTTCAGGGTCAGCGTTATATGTTGCTATAAGTCCAGCTTTCATCTTAGGCAATGCCTTTCCTGCATGGATTAATTCATTAACTGCTTTCTCTGCTGCTTTAGCTTCTACCTTAGGCTTCTTACCACCAAGATCTTTGATTTCATTCTTAAGGTCAGAGATTTCTTTTCGAAGAACATCCATAGGATCTACTTCTTCTTCGACTTCTACCTCTTCTTCTTCCTCTTCGACGACTTCCTCTTCTTGCATGCCATCTTCAACAACCTCTACTACTTCTTCTTCTGCAACCTCTTCAACAGGTTCTTCAACGACCTCTTCGGTCTCCTTAACCTCTTCGACTGGTGCTTCATTTGCATCTACCATAAATACTTCCTCCTTATTACTAAGTTTAGCGGTTAATATAATATCGGATGGTTGAACACCAACCTTGCAACTCTCGCAGCCGCCTTCACCTACGATGTCAATTCTTTCTACATCTATATGTTCTACTACATAGTCAGCCTTGCCACTAGGACAAGGTTTGGCATTCATACCTCCGACAATACTATAACTTGGAAGTTCATTAGCTTCATGTAAACTTCGTATTGCATCATTGGTGATGTTGGACTCACGGATAAATATACCCTGTCCATCTGTAACAATACTAGATACTGATCCTACATCTAATAGGTTCATCTTTGCTAGTATTTCATTATCTTCTAATATTGAATCTGATAGATGGTCAATACCTATACCAATACTACCATCACTTTCAATCTTATCTTTCATCTGATTAAATGTCTCTATGATTGTACTTCGTGGTACATATACCGTTGAAGGTTCATCATTCACAAAGACATGATGTAATCCACTGCTCCACACCTTTCCATCTAATGCACGTGCAGCTTTAATCTGTTTAACTTCTAATCCCATCTTGTTAACGTAGCTTGATGCGGCTTCGATGCTGTACTTCTCTGGGTCAAAGTCAAAGGATTGGGAGATAGTATTATCTCCACTCTTTGCTAATACCAGATTAACACCGTCTCCGACACGCTGACGCTTATAAGGTTTACCCTCATCACTGAGTATAAATCTATGTTCATTGGCCATCATAATCACCTACCTAGTTCTTGAGCCTTCTATCTGGCTTGAACTTATTTACTTCTGTACCTGTACCATCTTTCTTAACTGTTAATCCTTTATCTGTTAATTGTTTAATCTGTTTCTCGATATCATATCCTATCTTAGTAGCCCATCTAGCTGCATCATCAAAGTCAACAAAGTATATTGGTATACATGCACAGTTAGGATGTAATGGAGGCATCATCTTTGTTTCTGTCATATCAAAGATTTCACCTAGATATTCACGTTTACATAATGCACATGCTTCAGCACGACTATCAACAATAAAATACTTCTTACCTTCACGTAACGCTTGAGCATAACTACCAGCGTGTGCTGATCTCATAGTCTCGGTACGTGCAATAGTATTAGCACGAGCACGAGATATCTTAAGCTGATCCTCTAAGTTAGCTACTATATCATTAGGTGGTATATTAAACTTAATACCATCAGCTACTATCTCTCCAGCACGTGTCTTTAAGTCTTCACCAAGCTTTGTAATATAACGTTGTGTTGATTGTTTAACACTTTCTTCTAACTGTAACACTGTATTACTTGGTTCTTTAGATGTAAAACTTACACCAAACCGGAACATCTTACCCATATTATCTTGATATGGTATAAGCTTCTCAGTTGCTTTACTTGTCTGAAAGATATTAACAGATGCAAAGATAGCAGCCTGTTCAACAGATGCTATCTTACCCACACTACGAAGTGCATCATCAATGATAGATTGTAAGGTCTTTGCCTGTAGTTGTGTGATAGTCTTACTATTCTTGAGTAACTTCTTTATCTTAGCTTCTGTCTTCTTATCTATCTTACCAAACATATCAGTGAAGACCTTTGTATCTACCATCTAATCACCTCCTTGGTGGTATAGTATTCTTTACCTGTTCAATCAGGTCAGATTGTTCAGGAGCTGTTGGCTCCTCTTGTTCTTCTGGTGTTGGTTCCACCGTACCTTTAGGCGCTGGTTGTTGTACCATTTGTTCGTCCATTGGCTCTTGTATGTTTTCATCTTCATCTAATAACTCCGAAGTATCTACATCACTATAACGACTTACTATATCAGCAATTAAATGTCTGAACCATGTATCCATTGGATCAATTGCACCAGCAACTATTAACTCTTTAAGACTGGTTACTAATCCTAACAGATCCTTCTCTTCGAATGTTTCGAAGGATATCGCTGGGTAATCATCCACAGTCCAATTCATATCAACAAGTTCATTGATCTTACTCTGCAATTCAGCAGCGATATCTTCATGAACACCGTCTAGGAATATGTTGAGTACATCGTTCTGTGTCTGTGATTGGGCATATGCACCTGATCCATCTTCTTGACCAAGTATCATTGTACCTATATTCATCTTACGATAAATCATTACATCATGATAGTTAATAGCATCTTTGAATCCCTCACCTCGATGAGCAGATTCAAGTACGGATACATCATCATTCATACCAACAGTTATATTAGCACGACCTTCACGTATCTCATCTAACTGTTCTAGGAATAAGTCTTTAAACATTGGATTCTCTATCTTACCTACAAGTGTTGGACCTTCATGCTTCTGAAGGAATACATTGTACCAACTTAGTATCTTCTGTTTCTGATACCAGTTATCATATACTGCATCTAATATACTTGTACCTTCACGGTCACCGAACTGTTCATCATATGTATAGATGAGACACTTCTCTGCTGGTATACGTATAGGTTCTTCATTATCAACACGTTGAACTATTGTTTCAACATCACCCATATCATCATACTCGAAACAATCCTCTAATGTACTGATTGGTATAGGTCGGATACGTTGAACATTAATATATTCATCACCTTCTTCCATACCCCATACAATCTCGGATACACTATAACCATATATCAACGCACTGTACATATCATTACGTACCTTACGCATAGGATACTTCATATCACCTAACATCTTCTCTAATGTTTCAGCTATCTCCACTGCTTCTTCACTATCATCTGCAGGTGTGACAACTAACTTCCTACTTAATAGGAACATCCTTATCAATTCATAACCACTCTTAATCTGAGGGTCCATTAACATCTTATCATAATCATCAATACTTAATCCATCACGACGATAGATTAGGTTACTGAACATTTCATTAGTACCACTTAATTCAGGGTTTGGTCGACTATACTGTTTAACCATCTGCTTTGGAGCTAATGCTGCCTGTAACTCTTGTGGATACTTAGCCTTCTTATACTTAGGCTTACCTGCCATTAACTGTTGTAAGTAGTCTTCCATAACCAATCACCTCCTCCTATTATTCTGTTTAGATTTATATCTACTAAATTCATATGCTTGATCTGTACTTGTATATGGATTACTTCCCATCATACTCATTGCCAATGCCATCTCTGTAGCATCTAATAAATCATCATGCTTACCAGTAGGGAACATCATATACTCATTCTCAAACTCACCAAGAAGATGATGGTTCATTGGTAAGTGTACAATACCCTGTTCAAATAATGTAAACGTTGATGTTATCTTTGTTACCTTATCCTTTATAGCAGTACGTGTCTTGATTGGTAAACGTAAACCACGTAACGATTGTGGCAATGCTGCTTGATATGCATTATCTTCTATACCAATCAATGCTGCTTGATGTTTCATCTGCATCTGTGGTATAGCCTTCTGTTGTGTAGGGAAATCTATATGATCCCTACTCCAATCAACAATATAGATATGACCGGTTATATTATCAACCTTTAAGGTACAGCTACATGTATAATCAGCTGTCTCTTTAGTTGATATAGCTAAATCCCAGCCTGTATATGTTACACTGTTACTGATACTACCAGGTAGTTTATCATAGTATTGTAGCCAACTACGTTTAAGTATACCACCCTCAAGTGGTTGTGGCTTCTGTTGATACATAGCACTGAACCAATACTCTCCAAGTTGCTCTTTACTTTGTAGTAGCTTCTCAAGTGTCCATAGTTCAGGCCATAATGCTTCACCTTTACGTCGTCCTATTGCATCATCATCTTCTGTTGCAATAGCTGGTAAGTCTATGATTGTCCAATCATCTTTGCTTTCATCTATAAGCCAACCACCCAGGTCATCTTCATGCCATCTTGTTTGGATTAGGATTACCTTTCCTGTTGGTGTTAATCTTGTATATGCCGTTGAGTTATACCATTCCTTTGCCTTCTCTCTGAAGGTAGGACTGTTCGCTTGTTCAGCGTTCTTGACGGGGTCATCGATGATAAGGACTTCTGCTCCTTTTCCTGTGATCGGACCGCCAACCCCAGCGGTACCCATGCCACCACGATGCCCAGCAATGTCCCAACGGTTACGAGCTGCGCTTCCATCATTTACATTCACTCCATAGATTCCTTTATGTTCTTTAAATATATCTCTAACCTTCTGTCCCCAGGTTGCTGCGAAGTCTGCCTCATATGATGTGAGTATTATACGGTCTTCAGGATGGGTGCCAAGATACCATGCTGGGAAATACTTACTACATAGTTCTGATTTGCCATGTCTTGGTGGCATTGTAACCATGAGTCGTTTAATCTTTCCCTCTGCTACATCTAACAATAACTTATTCAATAATGCTATATGTTTAGGTACCTCATATAGGTCGTCATCTACTAATGCTAATCCAACAGGTGATTGATAAGCAAGGGCGTTAAGTAGAATCTGTTGCTTCATTGATTCTTTTCTTAACTCTGTCATTGCTTAACCCCTGTATTAGATCCTCTAAGGATCCTTTAATTAGTTCATCACGAATCTCTTTTAATAATTGTGTTTGCTGTTCTGCTTCTTGATCACCATGTTCACGTAAGAAGTCTTCACGTTGCTTTGCTGCCTTCAATGCAAAGTCAATACGACTTCTTTCATCAACAAGATTAGGTGATACATCAGCACCAGCCTCTATAAGTTTATCATATAAATGTAATGTGTTAACCTGCTTCTTTGCAGCCTCTGTTAACTTGGCTTCACTATCAGCCTGTGTATATAATTCAGCAGCTTTAACATTAGGGTTAAAGCAGAAACGGTGATACTTACTGATGAGTTCCCGACTGATTACCTCGCCATTATTCTTTAGCCAGTTACTGATTGCAACATATGTGTCACCATTACTGAGCATTTCATCTATTTCTTTTCTGTATTCACTTCTGGCTATTCGTCCAGGTACATTTATCATAGTCTTCACCTCCATGTATCATGTGTCGTAGCATGCGATTATATTGCGACGCATTGTCGCAGCAGTGCTTTGTTAAATAAAAAAATGTGAGTAGTGGAATCGAACCACTATTCATCCAATCTCACTCTGCATTCTTTCCTACATTCCCATGGGTTTATACTGCATGGGTGTGTAGATTGGTTTACCCATATTATCATTATGAGTCCAAACATTATTCCTAGGTCTCCATAGAATGTATGGCCTATACTTATCATCATTAGGAATGTGATTAGTAGTGCCATTAACATTAGTGGTATCCATCTGAATCCGTCTCGATATGTGTAGTATGCCATATATATTATGATGAGTGTTTCTGGTATTAGGAGTAGGTTAAGTCCATTCATCATTATGGGACTGTTTTCCATGAATAGTCTTACGAGTAGTTCAAAGTATGTCATCCCACCTGCTATTAGCATTACTAGTAGTTGTGTCTTTTTATATGAATAGAAGAAGCATATGCTTGCTAGTATACTAAATGTGAGGTTTAATATGATTTCCTGTAGTATCATATCTTCACCTCACATATAGTAGTATCATTGCGAATAGAAAGGATAGGGTTGCTCCGAATACTGCGAACATTATTTTATTTGTGGCTGCTGATGGCATCTCATTGCGTATGAATTCAACTTTGTTGTGGAGGTCATTTGTTTCGCTTAGTATGGTTGTTTTGAGTTCATGTATATCTTGTTTGATGTCGTCATCACATTGGTCGAGTTCGTTTACTTTCATTTCCAGTTTGATAAGACGCTGGAGTGCATCAAGTTTGAACTTGTCTAGTTCTCTTAGTATTTCTTCTTGTTCATACATCTCCAGGTCTCCATTTGGGTTTTAGTTTAATGCGTTTGGGTCTTCTGAGTCTGGTATGACTTCTTCCACAGGTGCATTATCTAATTCTTTTAGTCCAGCGATCTTATCTACTTCTGCTTGTTTTTCATCTATTTGTGCTTGTAATTTAGCTACTATATCTTGGTATTTCTGTACTTCAGATTGTGCTACATCTAGTCCTGCACTTGTGTCTGCGTATGCTTCTTTTACACGTGAGTTGGTTGCTACTTGTGATAGTATACCCATTCCTATTGTGAATAGTAATGCATATTCTACGGGTACATATTTTCCTATTTCTGCTTGGTATGCTATTATTACTGGGACTGCTGCAAATAGTAATGTGGTTGCATAATCCTTTATTTTAGGGCTTATTTTGATTTCCATTCTTTATCATCTCTTATTTGTTTATAATTCTTTAGATATGTATTTTTTCTTGGTCTGAAATAATCTTTTGTCATCTTATTCCTCTTCTTCCCATTCTTCGAGTGGCTCTTCAAGTTTTATTTTTCCTATTCTGAATTGCCTTTCTATGATTTCTTCGATTGTCATAGCCACCCACCTCCTATTTAATGTTTGCGATAAGTATTTATAATATGAATAATATGTTAAAAAAATATAGTAATAAAATAAAATTAAAAAAAGGGTCCCTATATAAATATAGGTCTTCCTCATATATTAGTTCTGGCTAGAGTATACGGTTACTATTCATAGGTGTTATAGTAGCTATCACTATAGGTTGCTGTCTTCATCTTCTTGATCTTGGCACTGTATTCCATCCACTGGTCGTCAGTCCAGTCTGCTTGTGGTTCTCCTACTACATGGTTAGTTGTCGCACTCTGCTTCTTAGTTCGTTCCATGTCACTGTTCTTATATATTGGTCTGTTCTTATAGTATTGGCGTTCTTCTTCTGCGTGGTCATCCTTATTCCTATTCTTAGATGCTACTCCACCCCAGTGATTACGCCTATGTTCTCGTTGCTTGTTCCTTGCACATATAAAACAATATTGGCGTCTTGCAAATGCATTAGGGTGTTCATCTTGTTCTTGGAATATTATCTTACAACATGTTAGGCATATGTGGAATATGGTACGTCTTGGACTATACTTAATTCCATTATGTGTTCCATATCTTGGTACTCTTGCCATGTTATACCTCCTATATATTATAGTTATTCTTAATAGTATTTAAAGGTATGGGTTGAAGTTATAATTCACCGACTTCAAACCCACGTTCGAGTACATCTCCTACTTCCTTCTCGTATCCACCTGTCTTATCCTTACCACCGTATGCTGATTCTACTACGTATAGTGTCTGCTTGAGTACTAGTCCACATTGTGGGCATAATGTCTCTCCTCTTCTGAGGTCTTGTAGCTTGATGATACATTCACATTCTGGGCATGTCTTGAGTTCTGACTTAACTCTTCTGATGCTCTTCTTGTCGTCACCTTCAAATATGCCTTGGAGTTCTTCGATTACTTCGATGTTAGGTGATAGTACTACTTGTACTGGATCTCTGTTCTCATCTAATAGTTCTTGTGGTTGGTGTCCTGTTCTTAGTTCCCTACTATCTGACTTCTTGTTAGCGTATCCTATGAAGTTGTACTTGTGCTTGATGTCATCTCTTGGTAACCATTCGTCGGTGTATATCTTGGCGTCTATGTCTACTCTGTGTCCTGCATCATTGTTGGTCCAGTATACTGCTACTTCTGGCTTGGTGTATAGTTGTGGTATGTTCTCTCCTATCATTGCTACTAGGTGTCCTCTGCTGTTGTGTTGGAATGAAACTCTCTGGTTACATTCTGGGCAGTATCCGTATTCATCTACGGTGATGTTACATTGTGGGCATGATGGCTTAACACCGTACTTGGTGTATCCTCTTGACCTTCCTGGCATCTGGTTAGCTAACTTCTCTGCATCATAGAATACTGTTGCCTTGTTCTTGACTTGGCTGCAGTCGTAGGTTAGGCTCCAGTCGGTGTCTTCTGGTCTGCATCTGTAGGTCATGAATTCAAATCTCTGTTCATCGGTGTATTCACTTGGACACTTCTTGTCCCAGTATCCACCATTAATCTTGAGGGTCTGTAGTTCTGCTTCTTCCTTGAGTGCGTTGTTCCATTCTTCTCGTTCTTCCTTGGTTAGGTCTCTGGATTGTGCTTGTAGTGCTGCACATGCCTTGTATGCGAATGGGTCACGTTCCTTGTAGCTGGTGTCATGTACCTTGTATGATGCATTCATGTACCAACTGTTAAGTATCTTATCTGGATTGAAGCCTATGTCTCTGTTGAGTCTGACTTCATCTGGTACAAGTTGTGGTTGTGCTGCCTTACGTTCTTCATTATCCTTATGAAGTTCTTCAAGTAGTTGGTCATATGCTTCATCTGATACATAACTACCTTCACAGTCTACACATATCTCACGGTATTCAGCCATTCTACGTTCTCCACATACAGGACATATCTTACTTCTTAGCTCATTGCTCATAAATTCTCACCTCATTTAATAAAATTATTCTACTTCCCTATAATGTGATATAGGGAAAGTAATTATCTGGTATAGGTAATAGTCCCAAAAGAGGCATTCTTCATAGGACCAGTATCCCCATTCCAGCCATAAAAGTTCGTTGCATATAGGGCAACGTTCGTTGCGGCCAATCATTCTTGGCCACCAACGTATTCTATGAATCCTGCATCTCTACCACCATGCTCAGGGCAGAGTGACCTCTTAGGGCCACCCTTGTAGTAGTATGCGAAGGATTCATTGCACACCTTACAGGTGGCTACTAATCTAATTCCAATGTAACCTAATTCATCATAGTAATGTCGCTCACCTAATGCACCATTACCTCCAATTCTACTCTCATGTCCACACGAACATACAAGTATTCCGTAAGGTAATGAATTAAGTGGGCCAAAGTCAAAGTTACATGCGTTACATCTCATATTCTCACCTCATCTATTAATATGGTTGTTCGACTATTATTATATTCTTTTTTTATTCGTAGTGGCTACATTTCTCTACATGCACCACTACTTATGGTCGTCGGCTGTCTTGCAATTTGTCATTGGAACATGTTATGGTTGGCCGAATCGTGCCCGTCAGTACAGGTCCTACCGTACTGGTGCCCGGACCCGCAGCGATCCTGAGGTCTAAATCCCCAGGGCACCCATTGGGTCCTACACCATGGTAGGTTGTACTTCCACATATACTACTTGTCATCCGTAGTATATAAAGGTTTGCTTTTGGAATGAGAGTCGTTGTTCCCAAAAGTTTGCCCTCACTATATAGTTGGTCACCTATATATAGTTACCGGTAAGTATATATATACCTTGTTACACTTGAAATGATACACTTATATATAAAGACCAGTTTTTTTGACCAAAGTTGATTTCTGAAATTTAAAATTAATATTTTTCGAATAAAAAATACCCCAGATTTCTCTGGGCTTGGATATCATCTTCATCTATACTTACTACACCATTGAAAAAGTATGATTCTCGTATGTCATCTTCAACTTCTGCTATGACTCCTTGTACTGGTGCATTCCAAAAGACTATCTCTTCTACTGCATGTGCTATAACTTCACCATCTATGTCTCGGCGGTTCTCATTGCCATTCTCTACTATGTCTACGTAGTGTGCTACTTCGTGTATAACTGATACGACTTTCTCATCGTCGTCTATCTGTGCGTTAACTCCTATTGCGTTGACTTCTGGTATGAAGTATGCGCATTCATCAAAATCTTCATGGTCTACAAATATTCTTACATTACAGTTCTGTTGTACTTCTTGTGATATTTCTTCAAACATGTATGTTCACCTCTTGATGTATATACATTAGTTGAAGTTACTTATATAGTTATGGGTGTAGGTGCCAAAATATATTCAATATTAGGTTGATAATTGTTGCAGTACCTGCTATGATACTGAATATTTCTATTACTTGTAATTCACTTGGTCTTCTTATTCTCATACTTAATGTCCTCCGAGACTGAAAGTCACAAATGCGATGAATGCTCCTACTAGTATGAGTTCCATTACTGTCATTGGTACTCCACGGCCGTTGTTCTTACCTAGGAACTTACCTAAGACGATTAGTCCTCCTAGTGATGCTAGTAGTGATCCTGGTAGTGCATATGATGCTGGTAGTAGTAGCATTGGTAGTAGTGGTACGAGTGCTCCTAGTACTGTTGTGCCTCCATGTGTTATCATGTCTGCGATTACTTCATGGTTGATTCCACCATGTTCTGCTACTTCGCCCATATAACTTCCGAAGGTGTTGGTTAGTCCTAATGCTAATGCTCCTCCAGCTGCTGCTATTCCAACTGTTAATGGGTCTAACCCTAGTGCATATGCTGTGAGCACTGTTCCGATTGTGGCTAGTATCCCATCAACTGTACCGAGTCCAATATATCTCTTATTATCTAATATATGTTCTGTTATCTTCATACGTATCCTCTCCAATATATAATGATTGGTATTAATGCTACCATGATTACCAATACTGCCATAATCTCTATCTTCATATTGTGGTCATTATCATTAAACATATTGTTCACCTACCATACTGCTGGGTCATCTATCTGTCCCTGTTCAACTATGATTCTTGCAATCTCGTGGCGTGCCTTAACTTCTTCGATAACATCTGCAACTATACCTATCTGTACCTTGACAGCTACATCGATATCTACTGGTTCAGGTCTTCGTTCACTCCAGTCTATCTTCCATCTGCGTTCAACTATATCCCATCTCTCTACTGCATCTACTTCTATTATCACATTGCTCATTCTATCTCCTCCATACTATTACTTGTATCTCATTACTTATATACTTATGCTTCATTCCATTCCTTCTGTGACATCCAACATCCATGTCCTATATTGAATCTTATTCTTGGGTTGCTCATCATCTTACCGACTATTGCACCAACAATTACTGAAACAATTATAACTTCTATCATACTTATCATCTCCGTTGTACTTCCTGTATATAATAGTTGTCTTCCATACTATATAAAGGTTTCTATTCCCAGACTACTTCATCGGGTACTACCTTCCATTGGGATTCATTGTTGATACTTCTCTGTTCTCTGTCCCATATATCTGAATCATTGACTCTATCATTGTTGACCCAGTGACTTACTTCGTGTATGATACTCTTGATGATCTCCTTGTCATTCTGCTTACCATTGATGACTATCTTCTGGTTGTCTGGTTCGTACCATCCTCTTGGTATGTGTTGACCCCATGATGGTTGACGTATCTCTACTTCAATGTCGACCCATTCAATCCATTCTTGTATGCGTTGCTTCTTATTGATTCTGTTCCACATTCTTATTCACCTCTAACTTGTACTGGTTGTCCGACTATAACACATGAGTCTATGTCTTGTATGTTGTAGTCAACTACACCGTTGCTTTTGACGTATGAGCCTATGACTCCACGTATTTGTATTTTGTCACCACGGCGTACTTCTTGGCCTATGACTTGACTGCACCAGCGGTTGTCTCGAACTTGTATCCAGCTGTGGTCTATTTCTGAGCCATCTCTGCGGACAACACCGTTCTGTATACACCAGCCAACTCGTTGTCCATCCCATGGAACTGACACTTCACATTCTATGACAACTCGTTGACCGACCCATTGTGATATTTCGTTTCGAACCATTTTTGTACTCTCCTACTACTACATTGTTTTTGGTACATATAAAGGTTTCGGTTTCCCGTTCCCTTCAACTGTACCTGCCACAATATAACATAGGGTACCATGGTATATAAAGGTTTCTATCTATAGATATTATTTTAAAAAAAATTAGTAGGTTCCATCATGTATTGGGAACCCCTTAGCGGTTGCAAATGCGTCTGCTTGTGGTTCGGTTCCACCATTAAGTACTACATGTCCCATCTCATGATATACAACTCCAGGTTCTTGGCGTTCAATTAACACCTTGACTGGTATATCATTCTGGAACCAGGTCTGTCCTATTACATCTCCTATATTGTTGTCTGCTATCTCTTGTTCATAGACAGGGACATAATTGTTAAGTTCTTCAACTGCGACTTGGTAATCATTCTCTGGATGATTATAATGGACTGCTCCACTATTATCTACCCATCTGTTGGTACCCATGTCACTGCCTACCATGGCTCCAGCAATTATTGCTGCAATTATAACGATTACAAATATGTTGTACATCTTCATAGTTATACATTGTCCTTAGTAGTATTTAAAGGTTTTGGTTTGGTACATAATATTCCACATCTGTAACAGTTTAGTTTATCTCCTAGTGTTTTTCTCCATAATATTTCATTACATTCTGGAGTGTATCCTACATTTGGAGATACTAAGTAGGGTAATTCTCCATATTTAGTCCTCTTGTATTCTTGTTTTTCCACGGTGAGTCACTCCTTGTAGTTCATCTTTATAATCTATATTCTTTATTTTTTCATCGTCTCGTTTGAGACGTACGCTACCATATATATCTTCTATTAAGCATTTGTGGAAGCATAGTGGACAGTAATCTCCATATAGTGTGTTTTGTTTATCTACACGTACTTCATATGTTTGGCCACATCCTTTACATTTATGTTCAACGTAGTTGTTTACATGGGTCATAGCCGTACCTCTTTTCATATAGTGCTTCCCATTTAATTACTTGTGAGACTAGTTTGTCTAGTTCTGGTCCCATCTGATTTGCTTTGGACATCCTTGCTATCTTCTGGTCTGTTTTCTTTATCCTGTCCAGTTGTTCTTGTTTTCCTAGCGCCATTTATTCTTGCCTCCGCTATATTAAAGTATCCCTCTTCCATCTCAAATCCTATACCTTGTCGATTAAGCATTTCACATGCTATCATTGTGGTACCACTTCCCATGAATGGGTCTAATATGATATGTCCATCGGTGCTGCCTAATGTTATCAAGTATGACATTAGTTTTAATGGCTTTACTGTAGGGTGTGTGTTACTTTCTCCTTTCTCTTTCTTGGATGGTTTTGGTACTATTGCAAACCATGCATCGAGATCAAAGTATCTACTATATGAACCACTATCACCTTTATGGATTGTGTTACTTATTGTTTTACTTTTATTGAAACTGTTACGTCCATACTTTTCAGACTTATTATGTTCTGGGTCAATGTTCCCAGTTTTACGTTCGACTCCATCATTTAAAGCATCATCACTTACGAGTAGGTTGGCTGGGAATCTTCCATCTGTTGATAATATTCTAGATGTTGAACATGGTGGACTATATGCACTATCATTTCCACGATTTGAAGATTTTGAACCACTATGGCCATATGCTTTATCTGATTCATCTTTATATGGTATTCTACAGCTGTCTAGATAGG